TGCATATTATTACCGCTTACATCACTAACTTGACTAATATTCCCAGCATTCAAAGAAACATTATTTGTGTTGGTCGGATCTATTAGTTGGTAAAGATTATTAAAACTAGATAAAAATTGACTCAAAGTTTGCGGAGCTGGTTCTCCACCACCACGCTTTTTCAAAATCAAAAATTTTTGCTGGATAGATAATGGCATATTAAAAAATAGTATAAATTGAGTTTAGACTAGCGACAATTTCACTAACCTCAGAAGGGCTAAGAATCCTTGTAAAATTCATCACATCACCGATTAATCCAGTTATATTAGCACCCAGCAAGACATTATTTGCGGTTTTTGCAGAAACTCCAGCGTCTACACTCCCAGCGGTCAAAATATTAACTCCTCCGTTAATTGTCAAAGTTGTAGTAGCATTTGTGCCTCCATATTGCCAAACTATGATTTTGCTAGTTGCTCCTGTTGTCCCCCAATTTGCGGTAGCGTTTCTTGAACCAAGTAGGGTTTTGGATACTTCAGAACTAGCACCAATATGTGTAAAAAGATAAGAACTAGTTGGTGCGTCAAGGATTTTACCTGCAGTTGTATTTATACTAACTACAAAAATCTTTGTAAAAATCGTTTCAGTGAGGTTTGGCAAAACTAAAACATCGTTTATTCCGTCAAATCTAGCACAAGGCACTCCGTTAATTCCAGTGTTGTCTATCGTAGGTTGATTTGCGACTGTAGCTTGGGCGAAATGCTCGTTGTTTCCCGTCAAGTCATTTAACTGAGTTATATTTGAACCCGTTAGGTTTCGTCCTGCAGTTTGTCTTGGACTTAACCAAAACTCATTTACATTGCCGTTTAGATAACTTGCAATATTAAAAGTAGCAACTGGAATTCCAGTAATTATATTTTCAGCCACTCTGCACTCATATTTGCCGTATTCTTGGATTATTCCACTAGGTAGTCTAATTTGAATTTGGAGTGTATAAATTTTGTTTGAACCACCCAAAAGAGTTGTCTGGCTTGACGGTAAAGACCAATTTGCAAAACCACTAGCAACTGTTAGATTACGACTTGAATTTGTAATTATTTGAGGGTTATTTGTAATTGTTGTATTGGGAATTGCCAAACCTTCTTTAATATTAAAAAACATTACAGAGCCGTTCAAATCAGCATCTGAATCAGTCAATCTAAAAACTACTGCCTCGCCTTGCACAAATCGAATCATTGGCAAATTTGAGAAAGAATTAGCTTGTTTTGTGAGTGTAATTGTGCGGACTGCCATATGATTGTATTATTTTAATAATAGATTGGTTTTTTTGGTTAGGCAAATTTACGGTAAAAACTGCCTTATTCTAATTGTGGCGGTCAAACTTTTAATATGCTCAGCTTCGACTTTGGTAATCAATCCTCGAATTTGAACATTTCCTGGAGTTCTAGTTGTAATTACCTTGCCAACTTTGAAATTTGGTGACCAACCGCACTTAAATTCGTAGTATTCTCCAGTAAAAGCTTGTTGAATTTCAATCAAATTATCTAAATTATTTTGTTTTTGAGCCACTTTACAGTCAATTTCAAAAGTTATCCGTTCGCCATCCGCTGTAATTTGTGGCGTATTTGTCCAAGTTCTAGTAAAAGTTCCTGTTTGGATTATTGCTAACCCAACTAATCTAACCCTTCTAATATAGATTGTGAAGCCATTTTGATTATATAATTTATACAAAATCTTATTATTTGCTATAATTGAGCGTGAAAGAAATGTAAAACCAACTTGTGCTTGAGGAAGATCAGCGTCAATATCATTGGCAACGAAGATTTCAGAGGTTAGATTAATTGCCAAAGTTGTGCCTAAATCAATCTCAAAGAAAAATTCAGTTGCGGACGGGATTGAGATGCCTGAATAAAATTTTTCAAAATAATTAGATGAATTAATATAATTATAACCAGTTGCCTTAAACACATTAAAATACTCATTTTTGTCTAATTTTGCGTTGAGGTTGTAACCGTCCATTTTAATTCTGGAAAGTGGTATATCGCCCTCTACGGTGTAATTTTTAAGAACTGCAACCTCTCTTGGATTAACAAATTTAATTGTATTATTTTCATAAATAACCAGACAACTAGAGATTTTAGCAAATTCCAAAACCTGTGATCGCAAATTGTCGTCATCACTTTGGAGATATCTAACTAGATTATTATATCTATCAGTAAAACTTATGAGCTGACCTGGATGAGTATTATTAATTAAACTAGCAATTTCAAGCAAAGTAACATTATCAAAGTGTCCACGAAACGGCGGGTTTTTTGCCAAAAGTTCGTAGAGGGTGTCTCTTGCTGTCATTTTTATACTTCTATTAGTAATCGTGGTTTTTTTGTCGGTTTTACCCTCAAATACTACATAGTCAAAATAAGTCAAGCCGTTGTCGTCAGTAATTGAAATTGTGTATTTTACAGGCAATCCTTTTTTTGTCCAGCTTGCGTCAGGATTTGGAACTTTTAGCTCAAAAACCGCCGAAGTTTCACAAATTCCGTAACTAACTTCAGACAATTCTTGGAAAAAATTAAAATACACTAAAAACGCTGTATAATCCACAAAACCACTGCCAAAATTAACCTCAAATTTGGCTTTCAAAATATTAGCTGGTTCAGAAAAAGTTGATATAGATGCCATAAATTAAGTTTCTACAATTAGAGGTGTCAAAGTAAGTGTAATTTCTCCTTGTCCTGCTGCGAAAGTGTCGGCACAGCCATCAAAAGATATTATGTATTGCCCAGAAAATCCGAGCTGTTGTTCAGCATATTCCACAAGCCAAAAGCCATTATCTTTATATTCCAAAAGCATTTCAAACTCAAGGTAGGTCAAGCGTTGGAAAAACAGGATTTTTTGCCTTTTTCTTCCCAAAACTGTTTTATAAAAGTTTGTTTGCCCGTTCATTCCACTCCACATTTCACTCCACTCCAAGTCCAAAAACTTTGTGCTGATTTTATTTGGTGGTCTCAAAGCCCGACTGTTTATAAAAAGGTTGTTATACATAATATTTTATTAAGCTGGCAATTTAAGTGTCTTTCTGAGAGAATCTTCGAGCATCCTTACCAATTCCAAACGGTCTAATTCAGTCCCCAAAAATGTGCCAATGTTGAAAATGTTTGTGATATTTGGAGCTTGACCGCCTCCACTTGCTTTGACACCTAGTTTGCCGTCGCTTCCTCTTGTCAAAGGCATTATTGCCTCTGGTCCAGCTTCGCCCATTAATCCAGTTCGACCGCCACTCATCCCAAAATTTGTCGGACTTGAGACTATTCCACCAGTTGCAAATTTGACTACATTTCCGCCCTCAAAAGCTCCGCCTTTTGCCCAAGATCCGCCTTTTCCTGAAACTGGCGTGCTTGCTCCACTTCCTCCAGCGTGGGCTTGACTTTGTAATCCCAAAACATTCAGGATGCTATTTTTCAAGTCGTTTAGTGGTCTCAAAGCAATATTAACCATAGAAGACATTCCATTTGCTAAACCTGTCATCAAATCTATTCCAGTTTGAGCTAAATTAAAACCTGCAAATATATTAACTATTCCATCTATAAAGGCACGAATTGGCGATAACAAAAAGGTGATAATCCCACTCAAAAATTGACCTAGTCCTTCCCATAATTGCTTGAAACCTTGCATTAATTGACTGAAATCTCCAGTAAAAATTCCTCTTACTAACCCAACAAAAATATTTAAGACACCACCAATCATATTGATAACTCCAGTTATTATCTCCAAAATACCTTTGAACGCCTGGACGACAAACGCCCACAAAATTTGGAAAGTTGGAATTAAGATTGCAGTAATTATTCCTACAATAAACACAAAAGCTGGAGCTAAAATGTCTACTATTGGTCGTGCAGCATTCATTACGGCTTGTATAAAATCATTCAGAGGTTGTCTTAATTGTTCGATCGCATAAAAAACAGTTTGCAGAGCTTGAGTTCCTAAAAGGTATAAAATTGCAATTAAAGGTTGAATATAAAAAACAACACTTTCAAATATTTTTGTTAAATTTTGCCAAATAGATTGAAAAGTTTGTAATTCTGGTGTAAAAACTCCACTCAAAAAAGTTGATAACTGCGTCCAAATTCCAAATAAAAATTCCAAAATTGGTGATTGATTTTGGAAAGCTAATGTAATTCCAGCAATCGCAAGTCCCAAAGCCACAAAAGGCAAAACAGCTAAAGCAAAGGGCAACATTGACAATAAAAGTGAACCAAAAGCACCTACAAGCAAAACTCCAATTGTCGAAGAAAGCCCCACAAAAAGAGAATTTACGATTTGACCGTTTGTGTTGAATTCGTTGAATTTATCTATTAAAGGTTGTAAAAAGACAACTAGTTCATTGAATTTTTGACCAGCTAAGCTTAAAGTGTTTTTAATATTTTCAAAAGTTTGGATAACAAATCCTCTAAAATTTAAGAGTTTATCTATTACGACACTGTCCTCTTCCCAGCCAAAAGCTTCACTCAACAGCTCTTTATAATCACCTTTCCCGAATAAATCAATAAGTGGCTGAACCCCTATTAAAAGCCTTTGGAATTGATCGCCGATTGCCCCCAAATTTGCGTTCCAAAGTGAACTTGAGAACTTGACAAACATATTTTCAGCTTTGCCAAACAGAGCCGACATTGTGTTATTTTTGATATTGTATTCTTCCAAAATAGAAGTTCCTTTGGTGAATTCTTCCGACGCCAACTTTTGCTTTTCACGAACAAGATCAGTTTTTGTTGCCAAAAGAGCCATTACTTTAGTACTTTCTTGACTTCCGATTTTTAATTCAGTCATTTTTTGAGCTAATTTTACCGGGTCATCGGCGATATCTTTAAAACTTTCAGCTAATCTAAGTATCATTTCGTTTGGGCTTTTTTTCATCAAAGCACTAAAAGCTGACGTTGTAATTCCTAATTGTTTAGCAAAAACCTCAGAATGCCTACCAGCTGTCAATAAGATATTTGAAAGTCCACCAGCAGATATTTCAGAACTCAAACCCAATTCTTGGAATGCAGCACCAAGTCCCAAAGCTTGGGTAATTGTCGGAGCCAAAGCGGGTCCGAGCTGACCTATTCTGCTTGTAAAATCCGCCACAACTGGACCAGTCGCCGTTCCACTTGCACCTAGTGAGTTAATTGATGATCCGATTTTAAGCATTGACTCGCCGTAGGGAAGCCCTGAAGTGTCTTTAAATAAATTCCTTAAAGTTCCTAATTTTGTACTAACTTCCTCAGCTCCTCCCGAAAATTCATCACCAAGAGCTACACTAACTTTGTCAATCGCTGCGGTAAAATCTAAAATATCAGTTTTGACAACTCCGAGTGCTCCACCAATTTTGGCAATTCCAATTAAATCAAAGGTTTTTGTGGCGGTTGTAGTTGATAAATCTAGGATTTTGTCTCTAAGTCCTCCGACTTCACCACCAGTCAACCCTGACGCCTTTTGGACATCAGCCATTTGGTTTTGAATTTGAACTGCACTATTAAAACCAAGACCAGCAATCGCAAGTCCCAAACCACCGACCAAAAGAGTTCCAGTTTTTAGAATATCAGCTGTTTTATTAAAACTATTGCCCATACTCTCAAAGCCATTTTTAGCTAAACCTTGAGCTTTATTCTGCAAACTAGTTAAATCATTGCCAATAGATTTTAGAACTCCTCCTGCGAGGTTTTGAGCTTTGATGATTAGGTTTAGCACGTTTTCATTCATAGATTATTTTTTAGATTTTGATTTGAATTCGACACCAGCATTGTAGCTTTCTATTATTCCAAAAATTACTGATATCTTTGTGTGTTCAACAAATTTGTCTTCTGTGATTTCAATATAAATATTCTTGTCTTTTTCTATTTTTTCTAATTCTGAGAAAGTAAAATTTTCTTTTGTGTGCAAAACTTTTTTGATAAAACTTGATTCAAGCTGAGTCATCAAGGTATTTGTTTTACCTTTCCAACCCAGCTCATAACAAGCCAAAAATAAGTCTTGACGCCAAACCATAAGTTTTATTTTAATTTAATATCAAAAACGCCAAAGGGATTTTTTTGCTTAAGTTCTTTTTCCATTCTTGAATATTCTTCGTTTGAGATGGTGAGCAAGTCAACTTCTGGTTCATAAAATAACTTCATCAAATAATCGACTAATTCTAATTGATTTTGCATCAAAAGCCCAAAAGAGATTTCCGTAACTTGGACTCCGTTCTCATTTGGAAATATCCGCATTTGTGCATTTTTCAAAGGCATTCCCAAAATCTTAGTTCTTTGCTCAGCAAGGATTTGGACACCTTTTTTGAGTTGGTAAGTTTGAATTTGAGTAGTTACTTCATTTTGAATATTTTCCAAGTTTGGAATAGTTTGATCAGACATAATTTGGTTTTTGAGAAAAATGATTTTGGTAAAAATTGGTAAAAAGTTAGTAAGTTGCTACATCGTTAATTAAAATTGCCTCAAAAGAATAACCAACTGACACATCGTTAATTAGATTTTCTAGGTTAATATTCATTGCGATTGCCTCGTTTAAGCTCGAATCGTATTCTGATCTTACCAAAGCACTTGGAACTGTGAATCTCAAAGTTCTAAAAAGTGCAGAAGTTCCGATCACTCCACCTGACTGATTTTGTAATTCGATTTGGAAAGCTCTTTTTTCACCGTTCAAAAACGCTTGACGGAGGACGCCTGTTGAAGTTCTCACAAAAGCGGATATTTCAATACTTGCTTCGAATTTGCGGGCAAAAGTGTCAAAGTTAGTCAATTCAATATTTGGTGCAGAACCGCTTGACATATCGTATTCTACATTGTTTTTAATCGTTATTGCCACGTCTGGTTTGACATTTAGAACTGTTCCTGCGGGTAATCCTGCTACATTGACGGCGTGTCTAACCACGATATTTCCGAAGTTGAATTTAATATCTGGTGCTGTATATACAATCGCAGCTAAAATATTTGTAATTTCTCCAGCAACTGTAACGCTCAACTCGTCTAATCCTTTGACACTTGCTTCAAAATTTGACTCGGATTCGCCAAAAGTTATTTTCAATTCATCGATTACACAACCACGACATTTGCTGTGTCCGTCAGCACCTTTTGAGTGAAAAAGTGTAAAAGTTGGTAAAGCCACAGTTGGAACTCCACTAATTAAATTCGTTCGTCTAAAAGTGTGAGTAGTCGCCCCCAAAGCTGTAACTGGGGTTGGATAACCGCCCATTGCCAAACGCAAGAATTGACCGATATCTTTATTACTGATTTTACCAATTAAATTTCCCCCAACCATCCTTTTTGTAAAGACTTCATCGTAGTTGTTATCACGGTCTCCTTGTACAATTTCGTCAAGTTCTGTTTCTTTTGATAATTGGACGCTATCCTCACTTATTTTGAGAATTATATTTGGCACCATTTCCGCCGTGTTTCTGACTGTTTCGAGGCTAATTGCACAATATTGTTGACTTGAGAGTTGTAATGACATAATTATTTAGTTTTTGATGAAAAAGTTAAAAAAGTTTGAAGTAGTTTTTGTGCATCCTCGACATTTTCCGCTTGGCAAGAAAACTCAAAGGCTGGGAAATTAAACCAAATCAATTTTTGCAATTTCTCTTTTGGTTCGTTTTGTATAGTTTTTGACATAAATTTAAGTATAATTTGGAGTTCTGATTTTAGTATTTTTGACCATAATTTTGATATCTTTAAAAATTGCCAAGCCGTTTGGTTCGACTTTGTATTCTGAACTTTCCAAAATTCGTAAATCTTCCCAAGTGTCGTTTGTGTTATTTTGGTTATTTGCCAAAGTTTCGATAATCAAACTCAAAAGCTCTTCTGTGTCAGTTTGGCTTCGTTCTGATTCAGTATAAGTATTTAGAATACGGATTATGTAGTTATTCTCTTCGTTATTGTAGGCGGTGTCGCTCGGGTAAGCTTTTTGTTTATCGTGGATTATTTGGATTTGTGGGAAAATTTCGGTTTTGAAACTCATAAAAGTTAGAATTGCTGTTTTGCCGTCAGCCTCTCTTTGAGCAAAAGTTAACCCGTTCCAAATAATAGGATTTAGAATTTCCTTTATTCTTGCTTTGTGGATTGGTATTAGATTAGTCATTTAACATTTTTTTTAGATTATCATTGAGAATTATTTTAGCTTGTTTGTCGGCGTCTTTGAAAGTTTTAGCAAAAAATGGGCGACCTTTCATTTTCCTAGTTCCAAAATTGACAAATCCTGCATAATCTAGTCTTGCACCTGCGAGCATCGGGTTAATTTGAATTTCCATTTGATAGCTACCTAAGGTTCGTGATTTCCTGCCTTTTTGAAGTCGCCCTGTAAATTGATAAGAATTGCCGATTTTGTTGCTGTAGACCATTTTTGAGATATTTTCACCCATTTGATTTTCAGACCAATTTGACAAATCACGGACGCTTTGCTTCAGAACTTTATTATAACTGTCATTGTCTAGCTTGTTTTGTAAAGCTTTTGGAATTGAGAAATTAATATCAATTTTCATATTTTGAGATCAATACTTAATTGGTAAAATGGCTTGATAAACGGATTACTTGATTTTAGACTGGTTTCATAAACAAAATATAGTTTGCCGTTAATTATAAATTGGTCATTGTTTTGAATATCCAAATTGTCTTTATTAATAAAAAGTCTAAAAAATGTTCCCAGTGTGTCAAAATTATCTTTACCCGCTTTAGTCTCAAAAATTGCTTTTAAGTTCACAGAGGCACTTGCACTTGCCTCTGACCCACTTTGAATAAACTTTTTGAAAATCACGTCAATAGCTAAAGCTCCACTTTGGGAAATAACGTCAATCATAATCTAAAAAAAAATTGGTAAATATTTGCTAATAATCTTTTTTAATTGGTTAGATTGTCCAATATCTTGAGTTGTTTTGGAAAAAGAAAAAGAAGTTTCTCCGATTTTTGTTGAAGTTATGGTTTGACCAGATTGTCCAATTAATTTTGAGTTTTGATTTGCAATAAAATCACTACAAAGTCCGAGAATAGTTGTTATTACGTCAGCTGGTAAAATATCACCAAATTTCCAAACTCCGCTAATTTCCAGGTATTCTGCACCACAAATAGCTTTTTTTAAGTTGACTTGGAATACTGGATTTGTTGCCAAATTATATTGATAAACTGAATAATCCGTTTCCAAAGCTAAAATTCTTGAATTTGCATTTTCTGTATTTTTAATTGTCAAAATCAATCCGCTTAGCTGGACTGGTTGAGTGCAAAAAAAGTCAACAAATTCTTCTCTTGAAAAGAACTTTTTAGTCGAGGTTGTGTTGTCTACTGTCCAAATCAAACCTTTTTGAGTTAAATTTTCGTCCAAAGAGTCAAGACACCACCCTAGCAAAATCAATTCATTTGCGTCAGTTATTTTGAGCAAATTTGCAAATTGACTGCGAAGGGTGATGTCAAACATAATTTGGATTATTTAGCTTTTTTAATTTGCGGAGTTTTTTCTGAGGCTTCTAATTGTAGTTCAGAAGTTTCTGAGGCTTCTAATTGTAGTTCAGGGGTTTCTTTTGAGGCTTCTGCCTGTGGTTCAGAAGTTTCTGAGGCTTCTGCCTGTGGTTCAGGTTTATAGCCAATTACAAGACAGTAATCTTCAAAGGCTTTGTGGTTTTTTTTTGAGAATTCGATCAGTTCCAAAATTGACGCGCCAAAATGATTTTCAAGTTTTTTGATTTCAATTTGTGCGGACAAAAGATTTTCAAGGTTTGGCATAAAATTAGACAAGATAATTATTTTGAAGTGTAAAGTGTCTGAAGCCGTTTTTAGATGGAGTTGCCTTGTAACCAAATCTAATTGTGCTATCACCGTATGTATCGTAGACTAAACGAAGAAAATTATCGTCAACAATACGGGTTGTGAATTTTGGAGCTCTCAAGAACTTAAAGATAATGTTGCTTAAATCAGCGACTACGACCAGGTCGTTTGGTAAGGTTGAAATAACAGTTATCTTTTCACCAGTTGCCAAATCACGAGTAACCCCTGAAGCCATTTCAAAATAATATTGTGAAAATCCGTTTAGAGTTCTCATAATTTTCATTTTTGTCGCAAAATTACAACAAATTGACACGCTCGACACTGATACGTCACCGTCAAGTGGCATTTGTTGGATTACATAGTTGATAGCATCGATATGATTTGCATTCGCTGTATTGCCACCAATTCCAACGCCATTGACAACTACAGGGATTGAACCACGATTGACTCCAGTTGCAGCCAAATTGTTTAGGATTGAATAAAATTGATTTGCTCCATTTGTTGAGGTTGCCAAAGTTCCAAAAGCCAAGAGTTCGATTCTTCTACGCAAACCTCTCTCCATTCTTCCAATCATTGAACCAGCGGTTGTAGGGTCACCAAGTTCATTTAGAAGCCAGCTAATAGTTTTATTGTCTGAAATACGGACAAGTCTAGGGTCAATTGTGTCAATTATCACGGTGTCGTCTCGGGTAATGTCTGTAGTCAAAAGTGTGGTTTCTCCGCCAGCTTCAGCATTTCTATCATTAATGATATCAGAAACTTCCACCTTGCTGTTGCCGTCAATTAATTTTGTCCCAAGTTCGATAAGCGGACTATCATAAAAATATCTTGACATTGCAGGCAAAAGTGTAGTTCCCACGATTGAGGCTAATTGAGTGAGTCCAGCACCCGCATCTTGAGAAGTTTGAGCAAAATTTTCTGTGATTTTTACTTCATCCTGGAAGACTTCTCTTTCTGGCTCCGTCATCAAAGAAACTGGCTTATACTCTTTGTTTCTCTCTTCCCTAGATATTGGCATTCCTCTGAAAAGTTCGTTTGCACGGGCATCGTTAAAAGCCTCTAAATAACCACCACGACCTAGAAAGCCTGGTTTTTGACTAGCAAATGCTTCAATTGTAGCAACTACAACATTTTGGTCAATTTTGGAACTGTCTAAATCTGAAATTATTTTTTCAAAATTTTCGCCTTTTCGACCTGACTCGATAATATCTTTTGCGATTGAAAGATTATTTGGATTGTAATTTATTTGTTCGTTTAGTTCAGACATAATTTGTTGTGATAAAAGTTAGTTGTGATAAAAGTTAGATTTTTCCCCTTAATGATTGTTTTGCTTTTTGAATTTCCTCGTCAGTTAATTTATTCTCAACAGACCCAGTCTTTGAAAATTTTTCAATTGTATCTGGAAGTTTTGGAGCTGTAGTAAAGTTTTCTGTATTTTTTATTTGTGTTTTGAGTGCAGTTTTTTCCGACTCAAGGGCAGTAATCCTGTCCTCAAAGTCGGCTCTTTCCTTCTCAAAATTTTCTACCTTTGGAGTTTCTACCTTTGGAGTTTCTACTGGAGAAGTGTCAAGTGGCAAGTCCGTTGGTTTTGCAAAATCTACAGTGTTTTGAGTTAGTGGGTTTTGAGTTAGCAAATATTCCATAATGTCGTTTGTAGAGATTCTTTTTATTACAAAGTCGCCGTCTACTCGTAGATAGCTTTCAGTTTTTTTATCAATAATTACAATATTCTCACCTCCAATAATTTGGATTTGGTAGGAAATAGCGTCTATTAATATTTTAATTTCAGTTATTTTCCCAAGTTTGCCGTCTTTTGTTTTGACGTATTCTCCTGTTGAAAATTCGCAATATTCAAACTTTTCATCTAAAATTACAACGTCCTCAAAAGCCTCAAAAGATTCTAAAGCAAATTTATCAGCTCCGACAAATCCAGGTTTTTGATTTTTGCCCAAAATTGCAGTTTCACGCCAAACTAGATCACCGCCTTTATAAAAACGCTCTCCTCGTGCATTGGTAGTCGGGTAGTTTTGTGGTGCGAGTTCTGGACTAAATCCGCCAAAATTTTCATTTTTAATTAACTCGATGAAATTTTCATTTGTGGTTTCCAAGTCCCAAGTAAATTCCAAAAGTTTGCCTTTGATTGAAGCAACTGGTTTTGAAGTAATTGTTGTGTCAGTCGAGTAGTCAGTAGTTTTGTCTTTATGAGCAAAGTTTAGTGTTGAGGGTGGATTGTCAACTGTAAAAACCTCAAGAGGGTCAAAATGACAACCATTATGATTTTTAGAGCTTGCAAAAACCGCTCCTGTAATTTTATAACCTTTTTTGTCACCTTGAGAAAATTCCTCAATATTACCGATTTTGTTTAACATAAAAATAAATTAATTATATCTTAACTAAGACGCTTTTGTTTTGGTTAGGCAAGAATTAGTTAATCTTTACCAGTTTGTGAATAAATCATCGAGCAACGGCATCTTGGCTTTTCTCCTGCTCTGAATTCTCCACTTGAGAAAGTTTGGCTTATTTTAATAAAGCCCTGCATTTGGTTATTTGTGTGAACTTCACGCACCATTTTATCGTTGACTGTTAGCCACTTTTTGAATTGGAAACCCTCATTTTCAAAATAAATAAGTCTTGACTGCTCGATAGCATTTGACAATTCTGTTTCTGCAATTAATTTGGCACGATTTTCAGCAATTTTTGGAAATTGTTTTGTGAGTTCTGATTTTATAAAATCTATGTTTTGATTAATTGAATATAGTTTTTGAATTGAATTTAAGATTTGGTGTGTTGTTTCTTCATCTACGCCTTTGAGAAGTTTGTTGCCTTTGAGGATACCCTCAACCCGATCATCAATCCAAGTTTCCATTTCGTTCAAATAACCCGCAAAATTTTCTGTTTTTGGTTCTGTTTTTTCTGTATTTTGTTTTTTGGCAATTTCTAATCCAAAGTCTGAAAATCTAAATAAATCTTTTTTAAGTGCATTAAAGCTATAGAAAGTTTCTAATTTTGGCAAGGTAATTGCTTGACCGTCAAAAGTGTCAAAAGTGTCCAAAAAAGTGTTTAATTGTTTTGTAATTGCTTTTTCCCAAGCTGGTAGAAATCCTTTTGGTTCTTGGTTTTTAGTTTTTGGATTTGTTTCTAATCTTCGATAATCCTTACTTTCTAATCCAAGTTGTGTCGGTGTAGGATTTTTTTTTTCAAACTTCTCAAAGTTTTGTGTTGGAATTATTTGATTTTGTGCTGGGGGTTGTGAGTTGATTTGCAGTAGGTTTTGGCTGTTTTGTTGCCAAAGGTCAGTAAGTTCTTTTGGTGCAACTGGCAAGCCCAATTTGTCTCTTATTTCGTTTTGAGTGAATAAAGGAACACCAACTTGTGTGGATTGGATAAAAATTGATAAATCAAAAGTTTTTCTTGCAATTTCATCAGGGTCGTTGGTCGGGTTGAATTCAAAATAAAAATTCTCAGAAAATTCTACGCCTAAAATTGGGGTTATCAGTCTTGGAATTAGAAACTCATTTACCATTTTTTCGAATTGAGCTTGTTTTTGGCGTCCTCCGTTGTCAAAGACTTCATAATTAAAAGTTTGAGCTGATGCACGGTTAGACTTTTCTGTTGCTTTCTCGACGCCATAAATATCGTAGATTTTATTTTCACAATATTGGACAATTTCCATAAATTGCATATCTGTATTTTTCATTCCAAGCTCTTTGATTTCCTTGACTCCAACCATCGCCATTGTTTTGAAAGAATTATCAGCACCGCCCATCATTTTATTCCACATTTTAGTCCAATATTCACCGACAGTTCCAAAAACACCGTTTTGGTCTTTCATTATTTTCTCTTTAGATTTTTCAGCCAAAGCGTCAATCATTTCCGTTTCAAAGATTGGAATTGACACACCGATATTTCCTCGTGAAATCATTTTTGTGTTGACTTTCATTGCGGTATTCCTCAAAACTAAGTATTTGAAGGCGTAGTCAATCGGTGAACAAGCAAGCGGTTTATATTGCTCTTTCCAGTGTTTGAGCGGGTAAATATCTACAAAAGGCTTAAAAGTTCGAGTTTCGACATTTTTCTCTAAAAGGGTAATTTTTGAATATTTTTGAGTATAAGAATTCCAATAAATACTAAAAAAAGCGGGTTTTTGAATAAAAGGTTGATTTTCGTTATCAAACAAAACAAAGGAATTTCCAAAAATTGAATCCATTTGGACAAAGTCAGTAAATAACTTCTCAATCCCACATTTGAGCAGGATTTGGTAGACTTCACGGCTTAATTTTTCGTTTTTATCCGTGGAATTATAAATTGAGCATTTTATGTCCCAGCCGTTAGCATTGAAGTTTGCTTGAGTTTTGGTAATTAATTTTTGAATTACAGGGTCGCTCTCGGCGATGGCTTCGTATTCGTGCCAACTTAGATTTGGTAAAATTGCAATATTTTTTTCGTCAATCGCAAAAGAAGACATTTCAGCCTTCCAAAAATTAAAGAATTTATCAAACATACCGCTTTCCTTCATTTAATAACTTAGGATGATTTGTTTTGGTTAGGCAAGAATTAGAAGTTTAAACTAAGCGGTTTCTTGAGTTCAAAATAAAACCTCATCATCAAAGTATCGCCGTCATCTGGGCTTCTTCCCAAAATTTCCTTTTGTTTGTCTTTTGGCAAAACTTGAATTTTACCGTCTTTTTCTATGTTGAATTGTTTGAAACTGTCCAAATCTTCGATTATCAATTCTTTTTGTCTTGAGGTTAGTTCACAGCTTATTTGAATTTTACTTTCATTTATCATTTTTGCTAATCCAAAACAGCATTGGGCTTTTAGATTTTTGTAATTTGTAAAAACTTTATTCAAAGTAAATTGATTTTTCGAATCTTCTATTTGTGAGGCATTTGAAATGAATCCTTTGTATTTGCCAAAATCTACAACTCCACCGCCAACTCCACCCTCATCGACTAGCACGCTTGATCTTCCAATTCCGTATTTTCCCCTCAAACTTTCGATTAAAGCTACAATTACGGTCAAATCAGATTTTGCTATTTCGTGGCGTTCAAAAAGATTCCAGCCTTTCCAAATGTGGATAATTGTCTTATCTTTACCAAGCCTTGCCACATCGCAAATAATGTGTTTTGTGTCGGAATTTTCTACAAAGTTTGAAAAAATGTCTAGGATTTTGTCGTAATTTATCAGTTTGTCGTCGGCATCATCGTAGTCAAAATTTCCATACAAAAGGCGTTCAATTTGGATTTTGTCACCAGTTCGCAAAACCTGTTGTTTGTATTCCTCGTGGTCAATGAAAGGGTTGTCAGTGTAAAGACTCACAATAAAGACTTTGTTTGGATTCTCTTGTTTTTCTTTGATAAGCGGTTTGTAAAAATCTTGGTAAGTCCAGCCTTTACTTGGATTGCAAGTATAAAGTGCTTTTGGTCTTGTTTTCCAGCCTTTACCTTTGGTTAGTGATAATCTAGCTTGCAAAGTGGAAATTGCTTTTTTTGAGACTCTCTGGGCTTCGTCAACGGCAAATCCAGTCAAGGAAAGTGAACCAAGTCTGTCAAAGTGCGGGTCGCTCGGTAAATCAGCTAATTCTTTACAATAAATTATAGAGCCGTTTATAAACTCAATTTTCATATCTATTTGATTTAGTTTGAAAATACTACGCCAATTTTTGCCATTTATTGGTTCTGAATAAAGTTTGATAACTCCAATCAAATCAGCTAAAGTGGTGTTTCTTAATTGGTTTAATTGTGCAAATCCCAAAAGCCAACGACTACCTGGAAATGCAAAACAACTAGAAACAAGCCAATTACAAGATAAATACGACTTTCCGCCACGTGCTCCCCCGCCAAATAACATTTCGCCTTGCCAATTTTCATCAGTTAAATACTGCAAAGCAGTCAATTGTTTTTGAAAAAGTTTGATTTCCATGCTAGGTTTTTTTGAAAGAAATTGTAGTTGGCAATTGCAAAACAGTGTCTAAATTCTCATTTTTGGTCGGTGCGTAATAGCCCATAACTTTGATAATTTTGTCCAAAGCGGAATTTGCACCAGTAGAATCATATTGCCAAACACCCTCGCCGCTATCATCTACGACTTGCTCGAAATCTTTAATTTTTGGGTTAAACTTCATAACTGGAACTTTTTGCATTGAGCGATCCCGAATATCCATCAAATTTTGAATAATTATTGTTTTGTTTATTTTCATCATTTCTTCGATGTCGTTTTTCAGTGATTCAATCCTTGCCTTTACTTCTGACCTAGACTTCATCTCACAAGCCTTGCTCCAAATATTTTTAGGTTTTGTGTCCGGTAAACAGTCAAAAGCTCTTCTGTAGGCTTCGCTCGCATTCATGCAAAGGACATACTCACGGCAAAATTTGTCAACTTTTTCAGTTATTAAATGTTTAGTTTTTGGTTTTTGTGGTTTTTGTGGCAATTCTTCTTTTGTGTTAATTTTTTTCATAAGTTAGATTTATTAAGGTTTTTAAAGTTTTAGTTAAATTAATTACTTTTGCGAATTTGTCCAGTTTTTGGGAATACCCTGCCAAAACCTCTTGCCTCGTAAAGATCAGACAATTGGATTGGGTTAAGACTTGGATTTTCTTTTTTAAGTTTTGTCAGAACTCTAAAATAACCTCTGACGCTATTTTCGTTGTAGTTAATCGGAAAACCGATTTGTGATAAAATGCGACGGTCATTTTTGCTTATTTTGAAAATGTCAGGCAAGTCGGAAAAAACTGGATTTTGTGTTTTGTTTAATTCTGTTGTAAAGGCTATTTTTTGGGTCAAAGGGTCTTTATAGTCCTTTTTTAAGTAAAGTTCTTTTTTACTTGTCCAGTGCTTGTTTTGTTCGTTTAGCTGGGCAATAGTTAATTTGTTATTTTGCATATTTGACAAATATTGTATTTAGATTTTTGAAATAAACAATATCTGCTGGGGGGTGGATTATTTTATTTGGCAAAATTTAGCTGGAATTTATTTTTAATCGATTTTTGAAGTTATCTTGAGTAATTTACCATTTTTGTCAGTAATTACTTTTTTATAATTTTTTTCATTTGGATATTCATGGAAAAAAGCGAGGTTTCAATTCGCTTGGTTTTTGGTTTTTATTCTGATTCAATTTTGTCTTCACAAGAAAACCTTACATCGGGTGTCAAACCTTCTTGAAAATTAGAATTTTCTTTGTTGTAGTAGTTGTTTTGACAAGGTGTGAGGTCAATTTGGACTGAGTCTGCGATTTGGACTAAAAAAGCCTTACTGAAAAAATCACTCAAAGTTTGTTCTTCTGATAATTGAGTGCCTAAATCTCCAGC